ATCGCTTGGACAATCTCCGGATAGTACTGTTAAGAAGTTGCGAAAGTATCGTGATACAGGGGCCGTATTACCGTTTATTATCGGTGGTAAGCCTGTTAGCCAAAACTACTTTGTTATCATGTCTATGAGCGAAGATAATCTATTCACAGATGCCTACGGTAAGACACAATCCATTGAGGTATCTCTAACTCTTGAAGAATACCCGGACAAGAACAACGTAGAGGAAAAATCTCTTCTTAATAAATATGGTAAAACATTTAATCAGGTTAATACGATATTACGGAGGTTCTAGTCATGCCAGCAACGTATGAAATTAAACCAGTTACGGACAATAGGATATCGCTAGCACCTGAAAGTGAAGTTGCTGAGATTTTGCAGAATGTGCAAACGATTATTTCTACTGTTCGTGGAAGTGTGCCACTAGATAGGGAGTTTGGTATTGATGGCCGTATTATTGATATGCCTATCCATCAAGCACAAGCGCATCTATCTAATGACATATTCCAACAAATTAAACGGTACGAACCACGTGCCAAAATTAGTGATATATCATTTACCGCCACACACAATGGGGCGTTGATTCCGAAAGTGATGGTGACTGTATGAGATTATCTGATTTACCTAATGTTGAATTCTTTAACACAGATAAAGAACACGTTCAACAAAAGGTATTTGATATTTACACAACAATAACAGGGCGAACCTTGGGAGAGGGCGACCCTGTTACTTTATTTTTAAATGTAATTTCGGAAATTATTATCCGATTATTAAACGATGCCAATTATGCAGCGAAACAAAATCTGTTAGCATATGCAGAAGGTGATAATTTAGATCACGTTGGAGCTGTTCCTGCTGCCGTTGAGCGATTGCGGGCAACAAAAGCAACTACGACTATCCAAGCTACCTTGTCAGCAGTGCGTACGAACTCTGTTATTATTCCAAAAGGTACAAAAATATCCACAGCAGGTGGCGAATATTTTGTTACTGTTGAGGATTTGGTAATTCTACCAGGTCAACTCAATGGGTCCGTAAAAGCAGAAGCACAACGTACAGGCGCACAAGGTAATGGGTTTAAACCAGGTGAAATAAGTACAATTATTGACCCTATAGCATTTGTGGATACGATGAGTAACACCACATTGTCTGAAGGTGGCTCTGATACAGAGGATGACGAAGCCTATCGTGAACGTATTCATGAGGCTCCTGAATCATTCTCCGTGGCAGGCCCTGAAGGTGCCTATGAGTATTTTACAAAATCTGCATCACACCTCGTGGCCGATGTAGGTGTATCCTCTCCACATCCTGGGGAAGTTAATATCTATCCATTACTATCTGGCGGTGGTATTCCGGGGCAAGAATTGCTTAAGACTATTACGGATTATTTGTCTGATAAGAAACGTAGACCGTTAACAGATAAGCTAACTGTATTAGCCCCTACTACTACGCAATATAACATCGATGCTAAGTACTACATTGAAAAAGGCGCCGATGCCACAGTGGTAAAAACTAAGGCAGATAAAGCCGTCAATGACTATGTAATTTGGCAAAAATCTAAATTAGGCCGTGATATAGTTCCTAGCCGATTGGTGCAAATGCTCATGGATGTATCTGGAATTAAACGCGTTGAAGTGACTGCCCCTGTATTTACTCCGATTGCAGAACAAAGTGGAGTAGCAGTAGCTAATACAATCTACGTAGTGCTTGCAGGAAGTGAGGAAGAATGATACGTGATAGTAAGTATACCAGTTCAGAACATCTTCCCTCCTCAATCGATAAGGAGCCAATTAAAGCCCTTGCTAAAACGTGGGATGATGCGTTAGCCGAATTCATGAATACGAATACATTGCTATTGTGGTCATCCGTTGATACTGAATCAGAGAGTGTAATTGATCATTTAGCATATCAATTACACGTGGATGATTATGACAGTGGGTTACCGATAGAGACTAAACGCGAAATGGTGAAGAATTCAATTGATATTCACCGTCATAAAGGCACGCCATATGCTGTTGAAAAAGCCGTACAGACTATATATTCAGATTCGAAAATAGCAGAATGGTTCGATTATGGAGGTAAGCCTTATTATTTTAAGGTTACGCTCATTACAGCGCCATTAACCGGCAAATCGGATATTGTTAAGCTTATACGCGCTATCAATGCCGCCAAGAATGTACGGTCCTGGTTAGATGGTATTGAATTCATTCGACGAATTAATTTCAATAAGTATTTCGCTGGGTGGTGCGGTGTGTCTAAGAAAGTGAATATCAAGTGTGATTTTACGAATGCATGGCGCATTAATTTGAATACCCATGTAACGTCTTACACAGTTGAATCAAAGAAAACGAAGATTAATGTAGCGCTAGATAATAGCGTTAGATAGGAGGAATATATGGCAGAATGGTCAAATGCAACCATGACTGATGTTGGTGCTGCTTTGCAAGCAAAGGTAAATGCGGGCAAGACTAAACTGACATTCACGAAAATCAAAGTCGGTAGTGGTGTTAATGCAACGAATCCATTGGCATTAACGGATGTAATCTCCTCTAAATGGGAGACTACTAATTTTGTAGTTAAGCTAGAAGGTAAAATTGTAAGCGTTGATACAGTTATAACTAATACTGGCATACATGAAGCTTTTCGAATGTCTGAAATTGGGTTATTTGCACAAGATCCTGATAAGGGCGAAATATTGTATGCATACCTTACGGACCCTGAACCGGACAGAATGCCGGCAGAAAGTGGCTCAGTAGTTGTATCTCAAGAATTAACCATCGGAATGGTGTTTAGTAATACAGGAAATGTATCGCTAACTGTTAATATGGGTGCGTTGATAACACGTGAGCAGTTAACAGAAGCAGTTAAACAACATAACACAGATATTTCATCTCACCCTCCTATTACAGACCAAATTAAAGCAATCCTTGGCAGTGCTAACTGGAAAGACTCTCCGGCGAGTACGCTTGTTACAATTAAAAACTTACTAGGACAAGGTGCTATCGTGGCATCTAAGCTCGATACTAATGCGGGATTTGTTAAATTTGCAAATGGTTTCACTATCCAGTGGGTATTGTTTAATGCTTATAATCAACCCAAGCCTTGGACTGTGCGCTATCCGATAGAATTTAACAATAAAACTATCGCTGTTTCTGCAACAAGATATAACGGAGATTATTCATTTTCTGAAATCATTTTATCAACGGCTAGAAACCAGCTCACCTACAAAGATAGCGATTATAGAGGGCAGCAAGGTGTCGGTGATCAGATTATGTTCATTATCATAGGTAATTAAATAATCCCTAGTGCGAACCAGTAATAGGATGCAGCATATCTATCACTCGCCACAAATACAGCTTTTGTATTGTTGCTTTCGCTTACAGAATTTGCGAAATATCTTGGCGTATCTGTCCCACTCCAATACGCATCAATCGCATTAGCCATGAATAATCTTGTGAATCTAATAGGGAATGTTACTTCCGTTTTTATGACATTATCTTGTCCACCAATTCCCCACTGGAGATAGTTTAATAAGTGCCTATAGAACGACGGCATGGGGTAGGTACATTGCAGTAGGTAATTAGCTGATTCCAACGCACAGCCAGGTAAAGTTACCAGCATTGCCACGGTTAGTTAAAAAGCGTATAGATGTTCTATTATTATTTGAGAAGCCACTGTTCCAAGATACAAAAAACTCATCACCTCTTGTGTTTGTACTTGCGGAGTCGTCAGTACATAATGCAATTAACACCCTGCAATTGATAGGTAATGTTACATCACAATACGTATTTTGATTTAAGAACCAAGTTAACCCCCACTGGGGAGTTATTTTAATAATTCTATCGTTTTACGTAATTCACGAATGGTTTTGTGTGTATACACCCTGGTAGTGATATCGCATTGTTTATGGCCTAGTAAGGAGCGCAACGTGTTAGGTGGTGCAACCGCATCAAGTAAACTGGCGAATGTGTGCCTGGTATCGTGGATAGTATGCTTACAGTTAAGCTGTTTCATAATATCCTGGAAATGCTTACGAAATGATGTGTAGCTGATAGTGAATAGGTAATCGCTAGTATGTAGTTGCTCTATTATAGGCATGATGCGGTGATGAATGGGAATAATACGCCCCTCACCGGCTTTCGTTTTTGCGTGTCTCACGATGAGGTATGATGATCGTCTATTGATGTCTTGTTTTCGCAAATTAAGGAGCTCACCTATGCGGAGGCCTGTGTATAACAGTATTAAAATCATACGGGAATAAGGAGTATCTATTGCCCATAATTTATTAATTTGTTGGCGAGTAAATACTCTCCTTTTTATCGTTGGTATGTTTGGTCCTAGATTTAGATGCTGGGCGTAATTAGTGATAGGGTAATCTTTAATGATTGCGTAATTAAATAATTGATTAAGTAGTGTACGGACTTTCTTACATGATGAGTAGGAAAGTCCTTTTACGTGCATGGAATTAATCACATTTTGAAGGTGCTGAAAATGAATATCCGTGATAGGCATATCCGCTATGTTGGATATGTGCTTAAAAGCAATGCGATAAGACTTAACAGCGCTATCAGAAATAGACTGAGAGTGAATAGGCAGCCACTCGTTAAATAGTTGCCTTAATGTAATGGTATTGCGTTGTCTACGTTTTAGCATAACAGCGTAACGGCGCATAATTTCACCTCCGAAAG